GCTGGAGACCTTCTCACGACGGAAATACGTCTGAGTATTCTTACGAGTTGGAGTTAAAATGACCAATAATCTAACACCTGAGGATTTGGCTTTTCTTAAAAAGATTGGTCAAATCGAATCCACCCCAAAGGCACCAGCCAAGAAAGATGAGGAATAAATCATGGCGATATTCTTAAATAATAAAATCGGTTTTAAAATTGCAACTATTGACCTGTCAGATCACGTTACAGCCTTTACACTAAACCGCCAAGCAGACCAACTAGAAGTTACTGCAATGGGAGACACAGCCCACAAGTTTGTTACCGGACTTTCAGCTGACACCATTACAGTTTCATTCTTGAATGACACAGCAGCAGGCTCAGTTCTTGCTACTCTACAAGCTGCATACGGCACAACCGTAGCGTTCTCAGCAGTTCAAGATAAAGTTGCTGCAATTTCAGCAACCAACAAACTCTACACAGGCACAATCCTTGTTGATAACATTCCAGACATCAACGGCGCAGTGGCTGATGAAGCAATGTTCGACATTACCTTTACTTGCAACAGCACAACTGCTTTAGCAACAACAGGCACATTCTAAACAACTAAAAGAAAAGGGCTAACATGGCAAAGTTAAGAATAGTAAGGGTGGATGGTAGCGATACCACTCACCAAATCACACCAGCAATAGAAGTAGCATTTGAATCATACGCCAAGATGGGTATGCACAAATGTTTTCGTGAGGAAGAAAAACAGACTTCGGTCTATTGGCTCGCTTGGGAGTGCATCCGCAGATCGGGTGAAACTGTCAAACCTTTCGGAGAAGACTTTTTGAATTCGCTGATTCGTGTGGAAGTTCTTGATGATGACCCTTTGGACTAACTAGGGATTCCCTTCACTACCTCATTGCACGAATGAGCCTAGAGACGGGAATTCCTGCACAATCCTTTATAGACATGGATGTGCGAATGTTCAAGACTTATTTAATGGCTATGCGAGACAGGGCGAAGGAGATGAAGAATGGCAACAACGCTAAAAGGCGCTAAAGAACTTCGCACCGCCCTTCGCAAGTTTGAACCGGATTTAGCAGCAGAAATGCAAACTGAAGTTTCAGCACTATTAAAACCAATCGTTAAAAAGGCTAGAGGCTTTATCCCTTCAGACTTTACGCCTTCTAATTGGCGTGGTGAAACTAAAACAGGCAAATGGCCTATTTACAACGCAACTCTTATGCGTAGAGGTATTGGCTACAAGACCACACCATCAAAGCCAAACAGACGTGGATTTATCTACGCAGCTTCGATTGCTAACAAGACTGCTTCTGGTGCAATCTTTGAAACCGCTGGCCGTAAGAACCCAGGCGGTATGCAAAAGGCTCTCAAAGGCACACCTAGAACTAATAAGAACTTTAGCCACTCAAACAATCCATTAGCCGGATCACAGTTTATTTCAGCGTTAGATAATGCCAGTCCACTAAAGCAAGGCAATGTCCGTGGGCAAGGCTCAGGTCGTCGTGGTCGCTATATGGTAGGTCGCTTAATTTATCGTGCATGGGCTGAAGATGGTGGCAAGACATACGCAGCAGTAACTAAAGCCATAGAAGGCGCAGCCGATAAGTTTAGAGCAAGGGTAGGTCGATAATGGCAACAACAGACTTAATGATTGGCATCGGTGCCGAATACAAGGGCAAACCAGCTTTTAACAAAGCCAATAAAGATGTTTTAGGACTTCAGTCTGGAGTTAAATCACTTGCTAAGGCTTATATAGGTTTGGCTGGTGCGCAAAAGGCTTTCCGTTTTGGTCAAGCTTCATTAAAGGCTTTTGTTGCAGATGATAAAGCTGCCAGACAATTAGCCCAGACCGTTGGCAACTTAGGTTTAGCCTACGAAGCGACCAACGTAGAAAACTTTATTCAAGGACTTGAAAAGACTTATGCAGTAGCTGACGATCTTCTACGCCCTGCAATGGCTAAGTTAATCCAGGTTACACAGTCATACACCAAGTCTAAAGAAATCATGACAACTGCCCTTAACGCGGCAGCAGGCGCAGGCGTTGATTTAGGCACAGCCGTTACAGACTTATCACAGGCATACGTTGGCAACCTAAGAGGACTTAGAAAATATAACTTAGGACTTACTCAGGCTGAACTTGCAACTAAATCATTCCAAGAGATTCAGGATTTATTAAACAAGACTTTTACCGGACAGGCTTCCCTAGCAGCTGAGACTTACGCAGGCAAGATGGCTGCCCTCACTATTGCTTCAGGCAATGCGCAAGAGATTATTGGTAAAGGCTTAGTTGATGCTATTTCCAATGCTTTTGGCAATGGCGATATTGACAAGGCCACAACACAGATTGAAAGCATGGCGCAAGCCGTAGCAGATATTGTTGCTGGCTTAGGCACTATGACTAACTGGTATAGCAAGTTATTTAAAATTACAAGTGGTTTAGGTTTGTTTGATGCTTTAGCAGGAAAACGCAATGAACTAAAAATAAAGGACACACCATACGATCCAATGTCCGGCAATATGCCAGATATGTCCCCACAAGCCCTTAAAAACATCATGGCACGCCAGAAGGCTGACAAAGAGGCTGCCAAGCGTCAAAAGGAATTGGCTGCCCTAGCAGGCAAACAAACTAAGGCAATCAAAGAACAGACAGCCCTAGCAAAGGCCAAAGCAGTCTTAGACAAAGCCAATGCAGTATTTAACTTAGATTTGATTCAAAACACAGCTGCGCTACAAGGCAAGATAACCGAAGAGGAAAGCCTACGCCTGAGACTTCAACGTGAGATTCTTCTAGGCAATTCTGATGCTGCTGCTAAGTTATCCCAAGAACTTCTATCAGTTCAATTAGCTGCAATGATGGCTGCAAGTGTTGATCCGTTTGGTAATTACGCTAAGTCGGCCATGGAAGCAATGCGAGCCTTACAACAACTTCGCAGCGGCCTAGCAACCTTAGGCACTCCAAGCGTGGTTAGCCCTGAGCAACTATTAGCCCAAGATTATGCTGCTGCTCTAGCAGATGCAGTCAACCCTGAATTTTCCATGCTTGATGGCATAGGCGGTTACCGTGATGCGTTCTCTAGAGGCCCAGGAACTGCAAACTCATATCAAAACATTACTATTTCGATTGACCCAACAGCTGCGCAATATGGCATAGGCGTAGCCTCAGTCAATAACTCAGCTAATGGCAACAGCAATAACTACTCAACCATTCAAAGTTTTAAGGGTGGGACTGGCTTCTAATGGCAACACCAACCCTGGTTGTAACCTTCGACTTTAGTTCTGGTGCCGTATTTGGCTACCCGTTTATTATTGGCGAAGGCATATTAGGGTTTAACACGCTGGCAGACCAAGCAGCTGACACAATAGATATATCGAACCAAGTTAACAGAGTAAGCATTAGGCGTGGCTATAACCTGCTCCAAGAGGAATTTCAGGCAGGCACAGCCACCATTAGGGTATTAGATCAGAATGGCGATTGGAATCCTACAAACCCAACCTCGCCTTACTTTGGCAAGTTAGTGCCACTACGCAAGGTGCGTATCTCAGCTGATGGTGAGTTTTTATTCTCAGGCTACACAATTACCTATAACTACACATGGGACAAAGAACAGAACATAGGCTACGTAGATATTGAATTAGCCGATGCTTTCCGCTTGTTTAACATGTCCAACATAACCACAGTTACAGGCGCAACCGCTGGTGAGACTACAGGCGCACGCATTACAGACATTCTAGACACAATCGGCTTCCCTACATCTATGCGTAACATTCAGGCAGGCTCAACCACCGTTCAGGCTGATTCTGGCACTTCTCGCACATCACTCCAAGCCATCAAGAATATGGAATTCTCAGAGCAAGGCGCGTTTTATATCCTGCCATCAGGCAACGCTGAGTTCCTAAGCCGCGCAACCATTCAAAGCAAGTCTGGCGTTAACCCAACATTCTTTAGCAATGACGGCACAGGCATTTCCTACCGCAACATAGTTACTGCTTTAGATGACAAACTGATTATTAACCAGACTTCAATCACTCGTGCAGGCGGCACAGCTCAGGTAGCCAATAACACGGCCAGCCAAATCAAGTATTTTCCACACTCTTACACAGCCACAGACCTGCTAGTGCAAACAGACGCACAGGCTTTAGATATAGCCCAGGCTTATACTGCGACACGGGCAGAGACCACTCTACGGGTTGATGCCCTTACTCTTGATCTAAACACAGCCGACTACGCAGCAGGCACAACCGCTGCCCTTACCCTAGATTTCTTTGACACCATCCGCGTCAAGAACGTAGGGCAAGACGGCACAGTCATAGACAAGACTTTGCAATGTATGGGAGTTAGCCACGAAATCACTCCAGGCACTTGGAATACAACTTTTGTAACAAGTGAGCCAATCATAGACAGTTTCATCATAGGCAGTTCTTTATACGGTATAATCGGCACGTCAGTAATGACATATTAAGGGGTAATAAATGGCAACAGGATTTCCAGCAGCAACAGGCGATGTTCTTTCAGCTGCAATGTATAACGGCTTAGTTACGTTTGACATCGAAGCGGACAAGACTGATGACTACACACTTGTGTTAAATGATAGTTACCAAAATCTTATCCCAATGAACAAGGCCACAGCAGTAGCCTTAAAAATTCCTACCAATGCCTCAGCTGCAATACCAGTAGGCACAGTCATAACATTATTAAACAAAGGCGTTGGACTTTGCACAATCAGCGCAGTAACTCCAGGCACAACCACAGTTTTATCAGGCGGCGCAGTAGCCGCATCTCCTACCCTTGCACAATATAAGTCTGCTGCTTGCATCAAAACTGCTGCGGATGTTTGGTATGTAGTCGGTGCTATCGGATAATGATAGGCAACGTAATATCTGGATTCTTAGTTCAACCTAACCCACCATTTATCGCAACCGGCGGCAACGAGGTATCGACTGTTGGTGCTTTCAAATACCATATATTCACTTCTAATGGTAATTTTGAAGTAACTGCAGGTAGTCAAACCATAGAGATTTGCAGTATTGGTGGTGGCGCAGGTGGCGGTTATGACGTTGGCGCAGGTGGCGGTGCTGGAGAGTTGGATTTATTTACATCATTTAGTGCATCTGTTAATACTTATGCCGTCGTAGTTGGCAACGGTGGCGCAGGATCTACTAATGGTTCTAGCGTTGGTGGCACAGGTGGCAATTCTAGTTTTAATTCAACAACTGTAACATCACTTGGTGGTGGCGGTGGCGGATCAGGTTCATCAACAGCAGGTGCAACAGGTGGTTCTGGTGGTGGTTCTGCTGGAAGCGTTGCAGGTGGTTCTGCAAGTGGTAGTAATACAAATGCCGGCGGCGCAGGACTTGAATCAGCACCCTATTACGCTAGAGGCGGCGGTGGCGGTGCTACCGCAGCAGGCGCAGCTGGTAGCAGTAGCGGGGGTATATCGCGAGGCGGTAACGGCGGTGCAGGTTACACACTTACTTCTATTGACTCTAATTTAACTTCAGGAAATTTTACATCATTTTCCGGAATGACTGTTGTTGCTAGCGGCGGTGGCGGATCATCTTTGATTACTGACTCAAGTTCAAACGCTAATGCTGGTGCTGGTGGCACAGGTGCAGGTAGCGGTGCTGCAAATAACATGATTGCTTTACTAGCAACTCCTACTGCCGCAGTATCTTATGGTTCAGGCGGTGGCGGTGGCAGTTGGACTGGTGTTGCTGGATTCCTAAGTGGTAGAAACGGTAAATCAGGCTTAGTTATTGTTAGGTATGCAGTATGAAAAATTACGCTTTATTAGATCAAAACAACGTAGTAACTAATACATCGATTGCAGATGATAATTGGGACTCTACTGGTTGGATAGAATACTTTGACACCAATCCTGCCATAATTGGTGGAGATTACGTTGATGGTTATTTTTATGCAATCCAGCCGTATCCATCTTGGACTAGATATGAAGGCACTTGGGTTTCCCCTGTTCCATATCCAAATGTTTATGGTTTTTATACTTGGAATGAAGAAACACAAAGCTGGGATTCAAGTGAAACCCCGTTTAAGTAAAAGCGCAATCCAACTACGCGAGCAGATAGATGACACGTATCCAGACCGCGACCGTAGAACTGACGGTTGGATTGGAGACTCTAAGCACAACAGTAAATCAGATCATACGCCTGATGCTGAGGGTTGGGTTCGTGCCCTTGATATTGACTCAGACCTCACAGACCACAAATCTGAAAGTATCTACCTGGCGGATCAGATTCGTGCATATGCGAAGTCTGACCCTGCTAAACGAATTAGTTATGTCATACATAACCACAAGATTGCTAGCCGCATCCTTAATTGGAAATGGCGTAAATACAGTGGATCAAACCCACACACCAGCCATATCCATATCTCATTCAATAAAGGCAAAGCTGACTATAATGAAACTTTTTTTGAAATACCTATGCTAGGAGGCAAACAATGAAACACCCACTATTCCTAACCGCTGGCGCGTTCTTGTCAGCTTGGGCTGCAAGCAACTTTGCACTCGATTACCGCGCCGTGTTATGGGCAATCCTTGCCGGTGTCTTTGGATATGCGACCCCTAAGAAATGACAATTTCTAGCGCAAACTACACAGTAACAACCACAGCTTCTATCGTAGTTCCAGTAGATAACGCAGCTGAGGAAGTTCACTTTCACTCATCAACAGGCACTTTGTATTTAGGTGGTGCTGATCTAACTGTGGCTAATGGCTACCGGATGGACAACGGCGATAAGGTTGTAATTCAGAATCACGGCAATGCAATTTATGCAATTACATCATCAGGCACATCTAACCTGTCAACGTTAGTTATTCAGAAGTAATGCAAGCGCAAGACTGGGCTGCCCTTAGTGTTAGCCTAGTAACTATTGTTGCGGCCTTCGTGGCCTCAGTGCGGTGGCTTGTTAAGCACTATCTAAGTGAATTGAAAACCAATGGTGGTTCATCTCTACGCGATCAAGTCAATAGACTAGAAACGCGTGTCGATACCATTATCCAGATGTTAGATAGGTAACATTTTACTTATGGCACGCAGAAAAGTCATAGACGTAACTGATTACTCAGCTCTTGACCAATACTGTATTGGCCTTAATGAGTATTACAAGTCATTACGCAGAGCAGGGTTTAGCTGCGATCATGCACTTTATATGATTACTGCGCCACAGACTTATCCCGCAACAATCTTACCAAGTCCTAATTGGTTGCCGGACATGCCAGATTACTTTGATGACGAGGATGAGGACTAACCTTGAAAATCGTAGTGATAAGTGATCTACAAGTTCCTTTTCACAACCCAAAGGCCGTCAAAAATGTGGCCACATTTATCCGCAAGTTTAAGCCAGACGAGGTGCTATGTGTCGGTGATGAAATGGATTTCAACACAATCTCAAAGTTTAGTAGCGGCTTTGACGAACACTCCAAGACCATTGGCCGAGACCGAGACATGTGCGTTGATGTCATGTATGACCTACAAATCACACAGCTCTCACGATCCAATCACGGAGCGCGGCTCTTTAACGCCCTTTCTACTAGACTGCCTGGACTAATAGGCGCACCCGAACTAGAGATAGAGAATTTTCTACGCTTGCCAGAATTAGGCATTAAGTATCACCGCAAGCCATACGAGATACCAGGCACTAATTGGGTCATGGTTCATGGTGATGAGCAGAGCATTAAGCCACATGGCGGTTTAACGGCTCTGGAAGCCGCTAAGAGACACGGAAAGAGTGTTGTGTGTGGTCATACTCACCGACAGGGTATATCCTCTTATACGCAATCCTCAGGCGGTTTAGAGGTATCTAGGCTCACAGGCTTTGAAGTAGGGCATTTGATGGATACACGCTCAACCGGGGCAAATTACATGAAAGGCACGTTTAATTGGCAGGCAGGCTTTGGCGTTATCTACACAGATCGTAAGCGTGTTTTACCTATTGCCGTTCCCATCGAGAAGGATGGCTCGTTTCAGTTCGAGGGCAAAGTCTATGGATGACCCTTGCTGTGGCGAGGAATGGCTCGGATATGACGAAGATTTCGTTATCAAATCGTTATCAAAATATGCCATTATGAGGTTGAAATAGCCTGAATTAAGTGCGACCCTTTAGGTGTTGGCGAAGCACAGTAGCTGACAATAAGGGGCTACAAATGGATCTAACAGCACTTAAAAGAAATGATTACTGGTGTGGCTTTTGCTGCCTACCAATGGGCGAGACACACTGCTTTGGTTGCGGTCGATATGACGGCGCAATGACCACAACAGAATACAAAGAATTCCTACAAGTAACAGGTCAACTATGATTGACATTACCTACTT